CCTGTAGACCAAAGAACTTTACCTCAATACCAATAACTTTATGAGTAGTAAAATTATAGAATACGCAGGTTATGTAGCTCCCAAAGCAACGGATTGGGATACTGTCTTAGGAGAAGTGGAAACTGATCTTGTTGGTCAGGTAAATAAAAGAGTAAAGCAGAGAGAAACAGATTTAAACATTCAGCAAGAAACAGAAGCTGCTATTAATGACTTTACAACAGGAGTAAGTCAAGATTTCTCAGATTATGTATCAAGAGGTGTAGAGGCTAATAGAAATCTTATGATGACCTATACCAATCAACTACGTAGTAATAAAATAAATTCCACACAGTATAAAATGCTGATGAATAGGGTTACTAACGATTGGAAGCAGTTTGGAGAGTTTTCTAATGACTTTGAGAAAAGGTTAGCGGAAATGGAAACCAGAAACAAAGATGGCAAATCATCTGTTATTGAATTATGGAATGGTGAACGAATCGCAAGTGCTGCAGATTTTAAAAATAAACAACTTGTTCCTCAAGCAAGTAGTGGTGGGTTATTTTCTGTTACTACAGGTAAAGACGGAAAACCTATTAAGAGTGAAATAATAAACATGAATCAGCTTAATAACTTCAGAGCTCAATTAGTTGATAAACAAGATTTGCAAGCAACGATTAAAAGCATTACTGATAAGGCTGGAAATTTTAAAAGTGTTATAGGAGATGAACCAATAGAGTCTGTAGAAGGAATATCAAAAAGATTAGCGGAAAGAGATCCTAAACTACTTCAAGATTACAACAATTTGATAGATGGCATATATAACACAGTTTTAACCGGACCACCTAATCAAGTAGCTAGTAATTTAGCAGACAACATATTAAATGATAAAAATCAAAAGTACTTTACTTATCAAGAGGGAGATTTAGATAAAGGAGGTAGATTTGAGGGAAGAGATGCTGAAGACGGGGTTAAAATGATTCAAGAAAGTGATGGAAACTGGGGAGCTCAACTAACAGATGGTCAAAAACAAAGGCTAAGAGAGAAGTCTAAAGCAATAGCTGATACTCAGTTAGGTTTTGAAGAAGTTTATTTAAAAGATAAATTAGATAGAGAGAAACTAGATTTAGAGGAGGCAAAATTAGAAGAAGCTAAAAGAAAGGAAATAGCTGCTGAAAAGAACAAATTAAAGTTAGCCATAATTAAAAACAAACCAAAAACTGGAGACACTCCTACAGAACCTGAATACAAGCCTTATACTCAGTTATTAGAATCGTTTGAATCTAAAGATGCTTCTCGTGTTACATCTAACCCTAAAGTTATTGAAGCTAATTATAACAAAAATGGGACCGAATTAATAGTTTATCTAAAAGGAACAGATAAAAATCCAGATGGGGGCAGTGAAACTTATTCAACTACCGACAAAGAAGGTCAGAAAGCAATTTCTAGATTAATGAACCCTGATTTAGATCAAGCAGAAATTGATGAGTTATTTGATAAAGATTATAATAGTTACGTAGATGACGAAGGTAATATACTAAAGCAAGAAGACAGGAAGCAAGTAGCAAGAGACGAGGTAATTGTTATAGAAGAAACAGATTTTACGCAGAAAATAACCAAAAAAGGAAAGAAAACTCCAAGCGATTATTCGTTTGAGGAATTTATTAAAAATAAAGATTTAGGAGACAAGCTTACCTACACAAAAGACGTTGCTTTAAATACTGGCATTTTAGACTTGAAAGATATTGACAATTTAGATATAGAAAAAACAACAGTGGGTGATGATCCATTATTTATGAAATTAAGCTATACCTTACCTGATGGGAAAAAAATAGAGTCTGATCCAATGGATAGTGATCCGTTTTTTGGATTTGGAGACTTAGAAGAAGAAGGAAATAAAGACATATTTGAAAACTTCCTACAAGAATTAAGAAGAGAACTTTATTTTAAAGGAGAGGCTCCAAAAGATAAAAAAACAGAAGAGAAAGTTGGAACTAATGTGGAAATTGATGAAAATCTATAAAGCAATATGAGTGACGTTAATGAAGATTTAATTAGAAATTTATACGCTAAGTATGCTCCGGATGTAGATGTAGATTCTAAAATAGAGCACATTCAAACTACTTATGGAGATAATCAAGACTCTTTTGTAGAAAGTTTTTATAGAAAATATTCCCCCGACACAGAAGTTTCTAGTAAATTAGACTACATAAACTCAAAGTACCCAGTAGATGAGGTAAAAAAAAAAGAAGAAACCGAAGAAATCGAAGAAAAAGAACTGGTTTCAGATTCTCAAGAGGAAGTTACGGAATCTACTACCGAGGTCGGAAACGAGAGTACTTCGCAGGCATCAGTTTTAGAAGAAGAAGTTAAAACTCCTAGTGGAACAGAAGTTGTTGTAGAAGAACAAATACCAGGGATATCAGGAACGTCCACACCAGGTATAATAAAAGACCCAAGTATGCTCCCTGCATCAGAAGTAGAGCAAGAGGTATTTACTGAATCCATAAGTGAGATAAATAAAGACTCCGATTTAAAAAACATTCAAGAAACTACAATGAGGAAGGTAGTAGGAACAGACCCTCAAGGAGAAGTGATGAGTGTGAACAAGCCTGGTATAAGTAATACTGAGGCTCTTTCTATTCAAGAAAATAAAGTCACCGACTTTGCTAACCTTTATATTAAAGCAGATGAAGACAGATTTGTAGATGAAGAAAAAGTAGAGGATAATATTAATACTTCGAATCTTTATAAGAATAAAAGAAAGCTAGAGGCAGACATAAAAAATATTGACATGGAGATGAGAAGTCTTCTGCAGTTTAGCACAGGAGAAAAAATAATCCCTGTAAAAGTAGAGGAGCTCAGAGGAGAGGATAAAACCAATTACCAGAATTTCAAGCTTCAGAAAGAGAGTCTAAGTAAGGAGTTAGATAAGGTAACTAAAGAATGGTCCAAGACATCTAATCCTTTATTAGAATCTGATGACAAGTCTCAAAAAATCTACGATCCATTTACCGGGCAATTTATACTTAAGATAAACGCACCTGCACCTGTTATTCAATATACAGACAATGTTAATGCTGAGGCTAGAAAAATCTCTGAGACTACAGGAGAAGAAGAGTTATTAAAGATAAGAACCGATTTGTATTATGACATTTTAAACTTAAGTAAGCAAGTAAAAAGAAACAAGAAAGACGTACTAGAAGAAAGAACTTTTTTAGGAAGCATAGTTGATGAAGGTACAGGTTTAGTTAATAAAGCAGCGAACTTTATTGGTGTAGAGTTTGATAATCCCAGGGACAAAAATATTGAGCTACAGTTAGAGCGTTTTCCTGATGAGAAAGATAATAATTTTAAAGGGGTAATTCCCCAAATAATGAGTGAGCATCCACTTGCTAAACAGCTTAATGAAAAGGTTAGACAATTTGACGCAGTTAACAGAGCCGTAGAATTAAATAAGTTTCCACCAGTACAAGATAATGAATCTTTAATAGATATATCTGGTGTAGAATCAGGTTTTGTATCTACTCTTTTTGGTGAAGAATATGGTAAAAACCCTGACATCTCTTTTGGTTCTGGAAGCAATGATTTTAGAGTTAAAGTCACTCAAGCTCAACCATTAGCAAATGTATTAAAAGAAAAAGGTTTTAGTGGAGAGGCAATAGATGAATTACAAAAAGCATCTGAATTAACCTTTGGTGAAGAGGCACAAGAGCTTACGGGTAATATTGGAGGAATGGTGTTAGAGCTTTATGGAACAGGTGGGGCGGTACTAAAATCTACTAAAATACCTAAAGTATTAGAAACGTTTTCTGTATTAAGCAAAAAGAAATATGGTACTTGGGCCGGGTTAGCTGCAGATGTTTTAGCTGGAGGAGCAACTGAAGGAACTAAGTTTGGATTAACGGGAGTTATGCTTGATAAGCAAGAGGAATACGACCCTAAATTAGGAATTGCTTTCGGAGTTCTTAGCCCACTAGCAAGTGTTGGAAGTTCTTTATTAAGTAAGTTACCTGCCGCGAAAGTAGTAGACGATGTGTTAAGTGCTTCAATGCCTGGATACAATACTGGAAAGTTTGTGGTTGGTAAAGGGGCAGAAGCAGCTGTTGGTGTTAACGTAATTTATGGAGCAGATTTATTTGATAAAATAGTTTTTGATGGAAAACAATCAGGGATAGCTTGGGATGAAGTAGTATATGGTAAAACACCTGAAGATCCAGAGGGAGTAGATCCCTTAAGAAAAGCTTCTCAGTTATGGGGTGTAATGTTGGCTACAGGTTTGGCTCAAAAAAATACTTATAGAAAATTTCACGATGCTTTAGGTAAAGATATTTTAGAGGCTAGAGGAAGAAAGATAGATTGGAAATGGGTTAAGTCACAAGCGCCTAAGCCTCCTGAAGGAGAAGCATATACTGAAAACATGTTAATCGAAAGTGGTATAGAGGCAGTTAACAAAAACGGAACAGCTGCTGACAAGAGTAAGTTAGTTGACATAATGCAAGATGTAAGCTACAACGAAAATTTAAATGCTGCTAAAGAACAAATTCAAGATGTAACTAATCAGAGAGATAAGCAAGAGAAACAAAACAGTGGTCTTAAAAAAATAACAAAAGACGTTGTAAAAGGAGAGGTAGAACCAACTGAAGTCAATTTAGATGCAGGTGAAATAAATAGTTTTATTAGCTCTACTCCAGCAGAACTAAAGAATATAAGTAACTCGGTAAAGTCTCAAGTAAAGAATAATAACATAACTGCTGCTGAAGGTCAAGATGTAATTAATAAAGTTTCGGAAGTATTAAAGAATAGTTCTGAAATAGGAGTTCAAAATAGTAAGACTAAGTCTGTCGTAATAGAAAAGATAAATGAGCTAGAAGGAATAAAGGCAGAAGCAGAAGAATTAGATAAACTAAAATTTAGGGATGAGGCAACTCAGAAAGAACTGAATAGTTTAAATGAAAGGTCTAATGAAATAGAATCAGAACTTAAAACAATATCAGAGACCCCAGAGACAACTTCAGAGTTACTAACTGACTTAGCTACTAACAAAAATAGAAGAGAGAAAACATTAAGAGACATCAAGTGGCAAGAAGATAATGTAGAATTGGTTAGCGAAATTGAAGCAAAGAGAAGAGGAGGATTAAACACTAATCAAGCTTTAAAAGAATTATCTAAAGAATACGAAACTAAAGAAGTAGATGAGGTTGAAACAATTAAAGACTCTCAGATACCTTTAAGTAAAGATATTTACACCATTAGAACAGAGCCAGGTGAAGGTGTTAGAACTGTGGAAGTAACTGTTAAAAAGGATGGGAGCAGGACAGTAGAACAAAAAGTAGATGGTGTAACAACAGCAGGTAGTCAAAACATACCATCAACAAATACCGTTTCTAATATGGATTTTGTCAGCCTTTCTTTTGGAGAGGTAGTCGGAACTCCAGAGACATTACCAATGGAAAAGGTTATGAATTCTAAGATGAAGGATAAATTAACTAAGAAACAAAAACAAGATTTAGGAATAAGCAAAGAAGTGAGTTTAGAAGCTGCTCCAGAACCGGTAGAACTCGAAGTCCTTGAAACAGATTTAACTATATACAAGGGGACTGGTGGCAAGAGAAATGCAGATGGAACTATAAAAACCAGACATCCAGATGTTGAAGGTAAATTCTACTCTGAAGATATATCCACCGCTGAAAAATACAAAGGAGAGAAAGAAGTTATAAGTGACATAATACCTAAAGGAGCAACTATAGAAACTGTTGAGATTGACGGTTCTAAATTTTCCCCAGGTAAAGCTTATGATCAAGCAGAAACTGATGCTATAAATGCCTCAAAAGCAGACGTAGTTAAGTTAATTACTAATGATCAAAACGGAGGGAGACAAACTCAGATAATAATTAAAACTAAAAAAGATGCCGTTCAAAAGCCAAGCACAAAGGAAGTGGATGTACGCCAACAAGCCGAAGATGGCGGAGCAGTGGCAAAAGGAGACAAAGTCGAAGTCGCTTCCGAAGAAGTTAAAGAAGAAGCGAAAGAAAAAGCGAAAGAAAAAATAGTAGAGACACTTGAGAAAGACTTAGCTAGAGAAGAAGCTAGTGAGTTTAAAAGTGAAGAGGTTGTTAAAGATTTAAAAGAAAAACTAGCAGGTTACAAAACACAAGCTCTTAAAAAAATAAAACCTACTCAAAAACCTAAAGCTAAGTCTAAAGCAAAACCAAAAACAGAGTTGCAAGAATTGGCTCAACAACTAAAAAGAGATTCTAAAGTAAGTGAAAGAGCACTAGACTTAAATAAAGAAACTATTACTAAGATTGATGAGATACTAAAAGACTTAGAAAAAGAATACAAAGAGTTAGGATTACCTAAACAAAAGTATACACCAGCTCAAGTAAGAAGAATAATAAAAAGCTCTGTTGATACTAAACTAACACAGGATAAAATAGATGAAATAATAGAGGGTGTTAATCAAATACTAGATCCTATAATTAGAAAAGATAATATTAGATACTTAAAAAATACTCTATATTCTCCAAAGAAACTACCTAAAATAAGTGTTGAATCCAGAAAAAAGTTAAAGGAAATAAGAGACGATTTAAAAGTAGGAGACTTAAAGAACAAAACCACTGAAGAACTCAAAGCACTTAGCGAAGTAGTTACAGAAATAATTACAGAAGGCAAGGCAAGTCAAGATGCACTTCAACGTTTGCAAAATATAACTAGATATAAGAAGCAGGCAGATGTTTCTAAGGATCTTTATAAAAAAGAAGAGTTTAAAGAGATAAGTACTATAGAAGAATTAGATAAGTTTTTTAATGACAATCCTAATGGATTCGTATTACTAAATGATACTTATGAAGTTACTCCAGGTAATTACAAAAGCTTCTTAAATGACAATCCATTCTTACCTATCGAAGGTACTAAAGCTTATACCTCTATTGATTTAAAACAAGTTCAAAGAGACTATGTAAGAAATCCTATACGTGTATTAAGAGGTAAAATAAATCCAGCTAACCAAATAGCAACGATAGAAAACTTAATGAAACCTTTATGGCGTGGGGCACCTAAAGTTAGGGAGATACTTGAGCCGGTTGTAAAACAAATTAAAAATGCTTATACCAATAATCAGGTAGCTAGAAGAAAGTATACGAACATGTACAACAACTACTTGGCTGATATATTTGGAAGTAAGAAAAAAGGAGTTAAAGAACTATCAAAAACTGTAGACGGATTACTTAACCCTACTTCAAAAGTAGTAAGCAAAAGAGGAACTACAATAAACAATGGTCAGGTAGGTAGGTATATAGCCATACAAAATCTTTACAAGAAAAGAGCTACCCAAATGAGAGAAGATGCTCAAGAATTAAAAGGTACAGCTAAAGATAATTTACTAAATAAAGCAGATAAGTTTGATAAAATACTAGAGAGATCAGGCGTTAATGAAAAAGAGTTTGATAAGTATATAGAAGCTAATCCTAAGATAAAAGAGTTTGGAGATAATCTTTATAAAGTTTTTGAAGAAATGGCCCCTGACTTCGCACCTACTTATGAAAAAGCTACCAACATGGTGTTTGAAGAAGAGTTATATGTACCTGATAATAAAGCAGGGAAAGTAGATGAAACTGGTATAGTTGGTGCTACAGAAAGATTAAAAACTTTAGACGAAGGTGGTGACTTTATAACAAGAAGTGCTCTTTCAAACAGGATGAAAGAAAGAACTGACAACGCTGATCCAATTGATTTGTATTTAGATGCTACCAATATGTTCATATCTTATGTTAGAAGCATGAGTCATGCTAAAGAAATGATGCCTATTGCTGAAAATATTAATGAGGTATTTAATAAACCAAACATAGGAGCTATATACCAAAAATTAGGGAAGGCTAAGTTTGAATCTTTAATGGAAGCTTTAGATAGCCAAATTAATTTAAACGCAGATCCTGTCAAGTCTTTAGAAAAAGTTATTCTGGAATTAAATAGATTTGGAATAGTAACTAACCTAGCTATATCTGTAAAGAACATTCCAAAACAGGCTGTTTCTTTTATAAACTATTCTGTAGCTGGATATAAAGATGGTATTAATCCTGTTGATTGGGCCCTTGGATTTCCAAAAATGTTATCTACAAAAAATGGTAGAGAAATCGCAGTTAGAATATTACAAAGTCCTTATCTTAAAGAAAGAATTAAAAAAACTCAAGTAGATCCTTTATTAAGTAAAGCTATTGATGGGCTAGATAAAAATTCTACATACAATACAATTACAAATACCTTACAAAAGATAGCTATGTCTCCAATAATGATGGGTGATGCTATTGGTGTAGTTAGTGGAGGTGTTCCTTTTGCTGTAGCTGTTCATAAGCAGAAAATGAGAGAAGGAATGAGTTTTGAAGATGCCTGGAACTATACTTATAAAAGGTTTGTTGAAGAATCTAATGAGTCTCAGCAGACATCAGCTGATTATGCTTTAGGAAAAGTAGCTAGAAGTAAATTAGGTAAATTATTTGTTACTTATAAAACAGCTCAGACTTCAGCTATGAATAAAGTATTAGGAGCGTATGAAGATACCAGAGATTGGAAAAACTTAAACAACAAACAAAAAAAGCAAGCAATAGCTGATGCTATATTTTTTAGTGTAATGTGGTCTGTTCCTTTCTTAGCCGTTGGTAATGGAATTGTAAACGCATTTATTAATGATGAAGGTGATGAAGTTAAAGAAAGAAAATCTGTAGAACTACTTTTAGACGCTATAAATTCCAACTTACAAGGGCTTGGGTTACCAGGGTACGTTGGAAACGTAGCTTATAATATAATAACTGAAAAACCTGCTGAATGGAGTTTACCACCTATTGCTTCCTGGTTTTTAAATACAACAGAAACATTAAATACTTTAAGTAAAAAAGGTATAAACTTTGATGATTACAGTGATTCTGAAATGAAGAAAATAAAAAAAGCGTTGGGAGCAAAAAACGTTACTGATCTTTATAAAAACTTAACTGATGGTCAAAAGAGCGTTTATGACGCAATAATGAATTATCAAGAAGGAAAAGTATATCCAAATAGACTAAGAGATTATATGTTAGGTGTGGACCCTGATGAAGAAAAGATAGTGACACCAATGAGAAGAGGTTATAGAACTAGCAGAACTAGCAGAACTAACAGAACTAACAGAACTAGCAGAACTAACAGGACTAACAGGAATTAAAAGTGACTTTCAGCGTGGCATCTAGAGCATAACACCACACATTTATCCATTTCTTTTTTAATCTTTTCAATAGACATTCCTCTATGAACTCCATTACTAACTTCAAATGATTTATTATCTTGGTGATGATGAAATTGTAGTGCTTGAGTTTTAAATGATTTATGAGTTTTCTTAGAGTATCCACAACCAGAGCACTCCATGTTAGATTTTATATCTTTTAACCAATCCCTATTGAAATATCTTCGGTGTGCTTTAACACCCTCATAACAATCTTTACACTGCCTTCTTAAATACTTCTTTCCGTTCTTCACACCAGCAGAGTAGTAGTCTGTTGAGGGCTTTAGCTCCTTACATACCACACACTCTTTGTTGTTCACACTCATACTTTAATGGATGAACCTACTTCTTTTAGCTTTATTATTAGAGAGTCTATTTTACATTGAGCAGTATAATACTCCTCATCAATTAAAGATTCATAGATGTCATCGGTTAGATCATTTATTTCCTTCATGACAAAGTTGACATGATTTATTTTATGGAAATGAACGCCTAACTTTTTCATTCTTAAATCTTAACTAGAGAATTTACATCTACCTTAAACATCTTTACATCTTTTTCTTTATCGTAAGAAACTAATGCATAATCAGGGGTAAGGTTCTTAATGTATATCCTTTTTCCTTCGTGAGTTAATCTTCTTTTCATTAAGTCAAGGTCAATACCTTCTTCAAATGTAAACATATTTTTGTAATTATCCATTAATTTACTTTTAAATAAACATCAATTTCACTTTGAGATAAATCCTCCCACTTGTATTGAGGGTATGTTCCATACATATTTTCGTCTTCATTGTAAGCTTCTTCCTTACACCCTAAATGTATAGGAATAACTTTATCTTTTTGCAAGTCCCATTTTGTAAAATATTTTCTTACCACATTAACCGATAGGTCTAGCTTTTCAGCTATAGCTGGTATAGTAATCCCTGTCTGTGCTAGTAGTATTATATGTTTTCTGTGGAATTCTGTAAGAAATTTTTTGCCTTTTCTCTTGTATACATACTTCATATTATTTCTCTTATTCTCGTTTTCTCTAATGTAATCTTTCGGTTTTCTAAAATTAAATCCAAATATCTATCTGAATCTATCACCTTATAATCATCTACAATATAATCAAATTCTTTAGAATCACTTGCTTTTTCAAAAAAAATCTCCAAATAAAATACTTCTCCTCGTTTATTAAACACATGACCTAAGCTTAAGTCTGTGTCAATATTATTATTTACTCTTTCCATTACATATATTATATCATCCCAAGCTATGTGTGTTTCGTGGTCCGCTTCAATGTTATCAATAAACTCAAAGGTTATCATTATATGCTTAGGATCCTTGGCCGTTGTATATTTCTGTATTGCATCCATGTTGTTCTAGTTCTTGTAAACGATATTCTTGTAGTCTTGACAACCTGCCCTTTGGAGTCTTCACTTCTGAAAATAAAACATCAGACCCCGGTGGTATGGCTATCAAGTCAGGGATACCATTCTTGTTAGTTTTTATTAATTTAATTACGTAGAAGCCCTGGCTTTCTAACTCTTTAATTCTCTTTGCTTGTATCTGTTGCTCTGTCATTTACTTTTATTCATTTTATTTTATTTTATTTTTTCCACTTGTTACGACCAACTAAAAGTCCAATGATACCATAGTTAGCTATATCTATAAATGTATCTTCTTGACCTTCACCAGGAACATAATTCTTTCCGCTAATAACTAAGTTCTTTAACCTGCTTATTTTATCAGTTAGCCTTATAGCTAGTCCAGTTAGCGAAAACTTTTTATCATTGTCATTATTGAGATCACCACCTAATGCGATGTTACTCAACCCATAATCCATTTGCTTTCTAGCAAACAACTCATACATCTCTTGCTGTATGTTTTTAAACTCCTGAGATAACTCAGGGTATTCTCTTTCAAATATTTCTATGTCTTTCATTTTATTTTATTTTTATAACTTAAGTACGCTCCTTCAATATTAAATCCGCATCCACATTTTTCATGATCACCCTTAAAATAACTAACATACTCTTCCCTTGGTATACAGTACCAATTATTATTATAAGGATTGAAGTGGTATATTAAATTAAACTGTTCCATAATCATTTTTAAAATGCTTTAGTGTGTAATCTTTTTTATTATTAACTGCTTGATATATCTTTTTTTCTATACCATTTTTAGAGAACACCCAATATATTTTATTATTCATTCTTTCTTTAGTAGTCATTCTATCTCTACTTTGCCAGTAACTAGTAGCACTAAAGTCTATATTGTAATATACTAAATACTTTGCCTCTTTCAAAGATATTCCTTCACGACCACTAACTATTTGTAGTGCAATATTTTTATCAGTAGTGTTAAACTCTTCTAACTCTGTAGTTAAATTATCTCCATAAATTTCTTTTAGTGCCTTTAACTCAGCTGTAAATTTGTAAAATATACCTATCTTTTTATCCTTAAATCTATCTTTAATAAACCTAGCTTTACTATAATCTAACACTACACTTTTCTTTGATTCAAATATAACTGTCCCCGAAAATATCTGATGTAGTTTCTGCATTAACTTTACTCCAGTGTCACCAAGAACAACTTCGTCTGACCCTTGTAATATCTTATCTTTTTTTAATCTCTTGCATAAATCATAAGTTCTTTGCTCCATATCCACTTCTAATATTTCTTCATTAATAACAGACTTAAACCCTGCTTGTTGCTGAGTAAAGGAAATTGTATATGGCTTCATTACATCTATAACTTTATTATTATTAGCCTGAGAATAATCAGTAGCTACTTTATAACCATAATGTATTTGTCTTTTAACTACATAGTCATCAGACCATCTATAAAAGTTCTTATACTCACTAAAAGGATTAGTCAGACACCCATAAACTTGGTGGTACATTTGAGAAAAACTTTCTGGAGTTGGTGTACCAGACATCAATATTAACTTAGACTTCCATGTTTTTAAGTCAGCTTTTAATCTCTTAGCCCTAGAAGATGGCTTTGGAAACGCACCTAACGAATGAGACTCATCAGCAATAATTATGTCAGGGTTAAAACCTAAGTTTACCTTATGTGCGCTCTCATAATTAATAACCTGAAGTTCAAAAGAAGGACTCATCATTTTATAATCATCCTCAATACTAGATATAGCTTTCTTTTTTGTTAAGAATAAAACTCTTTCTGCTCCTAACTCCTCACATATACCTAATGAAGTAAGTGTTTTTCCGGTCCTTACCTCCATAGATAAATATAATAGGCCGTACTTTTCTAGTATCACTGATCCTTGACCAATGATTTTCTCCTGATAATCTCTAAATTTCATTCTCTATTTTCTGTTTCTCTTTTTATGTGCCTCCATTGTATATAACAACTCTTGACATTTTTCGTATTCCTCGTACTCTTCAAAGTGATCTATCATTAGTAGGTAAACATCTTCATTATATTCAGGATAACCTTCTGAAGGATCAAATAAAAAAACCGGCATAACAGACATGTCATCTATGATTTCCTCAATATGTTTTTTGTGTGTTAGAACATTGTAACTGTTGATTATCATTTGATCTAAATGTTTGTAAAAAATGTCTTCGTCTATGTCCATATTGAGGTTTGTGTTATTGGTTCTTTAAATGTAAAATATACACCAGTGTTGTTCCTTCCTTGTTCAGCTTCAAATCCTGTTAAATGTTTACTGGCAATTCTCATCCACTTATTCCACTTGCTATGAGATAGTTTACTGTAATCAGGATTTTGTAAGACAAATTCTATTCTAACAGAGTTACTATTTATCTTGACATCAAAAGGAAAGAGCTCTTTGTTTTCTTGTATAAAGGTAACGAATTCTCTGCTAGTGGATGCTTCAAACTTTCTGTTCTTTAAATTCTTAAACGGTGCTGACACTAAACCTTCTCTAAGATATAACTGTAGACATTTTATCATATAGTTGTCAAAAGCACACCACTCATCATCACTCCATTGTGAAAAGAATAATTTTTTAAACTCATCATGAGGTGTATAAACTTTAGAGTAATGAGCATAAAATTCTAACTCCCACTTTCTTCTTTCAAAAGAATTACCTGTTCCTCTTATGGCATAGTTAGTTGTAATAACAACCTTTGGAGATTTTTCAAATGGTATTTTTATAGCATCCTTGTTTTTCTTTTCTAATGTTATTCCTTCTGTAATTATACTAAACAATCTTTCAAACTCGAAACCTTTTTTTACATCATCAAACGTTAAAATCTGTGTGTCTACGGATACCAACTGATATGCAAATGATCTTTCAAAGAAAAAAGATTTACCATCTATTGTTACATTCTTCTTTAGTTGAGATATTCCCTGGACAAATAGTCCCTTGCCTGTTCCTCCTTCAGGTTCCTCTGAATCATTCTCGTCATGTATTATTACTGCCGGACAATACCCTGCGTTCTTATGACCTTGTAATAAAAAACCTATCGTACTTTCAACTGACTTAACTCTAGTTTCATTTTGATTACTTATGTTTGATATAAACTTTGAGTAGTCGCAATCAGTATCATCACAATATTCGAAGTCTCTAGATATAACCTGCTCTTTCCAAATAAAACCATCCAAAGAATCGTAATTTATTTTATGCAATTTGTCATTTGTAATTTTTATTGCTACATTTCTGAAGTACAAATAAGATTCATACTCTGTATTCTCAATGAAATATATCTTTTTGTAAGAAAGCAAAGAAAGGAAGTCTTCCTTAAAGTATTTGGTTCTTTCTGCAAAGTGGTTATATATAGATAGGTCTTCTAGTTCTAATAAATAATTTAAGACGTAATCTTTTATTAAGTCATCTGTAGTATTATCTATTATGTTAGACTTTATTACTATAAATATGTAGTTAGTGCTTCCTTCTGGCGTGTACTTATAAAACCCATGCTTTTCTAAAAACTCTTTAAACTTAAATGGTATTATGCTTACTACACCCTTTTCTGACTTAACCCAAAACTCTGATCCCTCGCTACTTGTTTCTTCTTTTTTAATTACGGTATCTACAGAATCAGAATCATATCCTTTTGTTTTTAATAAAGTTCTTATTTCTTTTTTAGGTACACCAGTCTTTAGTTTTTTTCTAATTACATCTATTGTATCTGTGTCCTCAAAGAATCTAGTGTTAAAGTTAGATACATTTTGATATGCACTATTGATAGTTGTTGTCATCTCATTGAATGAAAATCCATCAGTTACGTATTGACTTAATATAAACGAAGCCTGGCTTTTATCTATTCCAAAATCATTTAATGATGAAGCTAGTATATATATATTATTATTTCTTTGACCATCTATCATCCCATAATTATTCTCCCACCATTTTTTTAACCTATCTACTATCGTATCTTGACTAGTTAATACTAAGGTTGGTTCGTGACTCTTATAATCATGTTGCTCGTGATTTAAAACCTCTGTACTTGTATATATCTTACTATCCTTGTTTATATATATTTTATTGTCATAACTTTCGTAACAAACTCTTGAAATATTTTTACAAGTAATATCAAATTCTTTACAGTTGTAATAGTCTTGTAGGGATAGAAAGTATTTTATGTGGTTGTCGATCTCTTCAGGTACTCTTACCAGTACTTTAAGACCATTTCCACTAGGGGATATAAACACACTATGAGTGTGAACATCGTTTTTAATCTCTTCTTTTTTATTTAGTAAATCTTTTTTAGATTCAAAGCCATCAAAATCTAAGCATATAATTCCACTATGTTTTAATATTGACTTATCTTTTCTGTCGCTAAACTCCCCACTAAAGCAAATAGCTGGTAGTTGTTGTTTTATTTTGTTTCTTAATTCTTTGTCTTTCTCTTTTCTTATTCTCTCTATTAGTTCCTTTGACTTACCTTCTCTAATTCTATCTAAAATAAAGTCTACATCTCTATAGAAAGGAACTGAAGTGTCTTTAACACTCTTGAATATTGTCACTTTCATTGGCTATAATTTTTATACTCGTTAATAACATGGTAAATAAAGAGAGGTGTATGAACCACAACATTTATTGGCGCAGTCCTTACGGATACTGCCACCTCTCAATACTAATTTAAAATGGTAAGTCGGCTGATGCAGTACTTGCTTTTGGCGCAGTATTCTCTTTCTCTGCCACAGCTATAGTGCCGTCAGTCCAAACAACTTTACCGTTGCCAACATAGTTTCTTTTTTTCCCAGCATCTTTCTCGTCTTTACTCATGCTTTCGTAAGTCCCTACGTTGTTTCCGTATTTACTTTCGTTATCTAATACGGTAGTTATCTGTAAAAATTTACCGTCTTTTAATCTTGACTTATCTACTTTAGTTAAATCAATGTAATGGTTTATTATTGAAGCCATATTTGTTTTTGTTTTTATTGGTTTATAATTGTTCTGTATGATAATATTGATTGATATCTTCTGGAGCTCCTTCAACAAAGAACTTTTCGTAAATCTCAATCGCTTTGAATACTTTTTGTTTTCCGTATTCGAGAAATGTTTCTGAACAGTGAAATATCCCTGTCTTATATGTATTCTTTTCTACTACTATAAATATCATTGGCCTTCCAAAGAACTGACTATATATCCAAGCTTGACTATCATAGTTGTACTTTCTTGCTGAGTATTTAAACTCATCTATCTTTGATGTAGTCTTTAAATCAATAATCATATCCGATGCAACAATATCTGCTTTCCCTTTCCATAGATGACCTCCTATTTCTTTAATAGCTGGAACCTCAAACTGATTCCCTGCTTTGTAAATCATATCATAGAAATCTAAGTTCATTCTTATTGCTTTAGCCATATTAGATAACATCTCTACTTCTTTAGTTAGTATAGCTTGTTTGCCTAATTCCTTGTAAGCTTTAGTAGTTCTAGTTGAGGCATCCACGATATCAAACTCACTAAGTTTTTGAGGTTCCAATAGTTCAGTATGAAAATATCTTCCAAGTAGCATAGCTATTGTTGGTTTACCCTTCCCTCTAAAATCTTTTGGATTGTTTAAGAGTGATCCTATGTCTGAGTTAGATAAAAAGTTTCTGCCAAAATCTCCATAGTAATACTTGTCCTCTCTTAGCTTCTCTATTTCTTTTGTGTACTTTTGATTAATTTCATCTAGTATCATGACTTTATAAATTTAGATAGTTCATCAACTACTACTGGATTAATCTTATATTTCTGAGATAGTATTTTAATGATACCTGGCATCCCTAGTTCTTTGTTGTCAATCATCCAAGCAATTACCTTTTGCCAGTTGTCATCTTCAATCTCTAAATTAATTAGCTTAGGTTTTTTTATTACTGGTGCAGTTTCAACTAAGTCTTCTCCAGCATATACAGATAAACCTAGTCCATGTAAGGCCAATGCTTTTACAGTTGATCTTTGTATAGATGAGTTTACTTCAAAGCTAGTAATGTTATCTAGTTGTATAGACTTTGGCCTACCCGATGTATTCATTATAGGTAAGTAATCTATATACTCTAGTTCATCAATGGTTACTCCTACTTTTACCCAAGCCGTTTTGCCATCAGTAAAATAGTTCATGCCATTTTCAGATTCATATACTTTTCTTGTTAATTCTGGATATAACTTCTTTGCAAAAGCCCATGCATGAGCCCAACTTAGATATGTTAATTGTCCTTTTTTCTCTACTTTATCAGAAACGTTGACAGCCGAAAGCTTATCAAACGCTGACTTTTTCGTTTGTGTTGCCATTATTTTATTTAATTTAATTATTATTTACTCTTTGGGTTCCAGTTTTTTATGTATTTAGCAAGGTCTGGATCCTTCTTTATTTTCTTCTCAGTTTCTTTAATTCCATATATTATCGTAGAGTTAGTAGTTTCAAAGCCATCTGCTTTCATACATCTAACTATTGCTGATAATCTATAGCCATTAAGTTTTGCTAGGTAGTATATTAAGTATCTTGCCGATGTGACATGATTATCTTTAGTCTTATTAAATAATTCATTTTTATGTGTTCTTGTAGTCGTACATACATCATAAACTATTTCATCAAAAATTTCGTAATTTAACATCATTGTATTGTATTTTATTTGATTTTCTGTAGGTGGGTAATTTACCTCTGCCCACATATCTTTCGTTCTCGTCATGTTGTTTAATAATTATTCAAAACTAATACAATTTTACTTTAATCCAAATATTTTTCTGATATTTTCTCCCAAAGTATAATTATTAGGTAGTTTCTCGGTTAGTTTCTCTATTTCATTAATAAGTTGTAATGATCCTACTGCCATTTGCTTTTCAGATTGAGTACCATAATTAAGTTTTTTATGGCCTTCTTCTATAATCTCTGTTATCTTTTCTTTAACTTTAGAGGTTTGGTTGTTTTTTTCATATGAATTATCATACCCAAATGTTTTATTTTGCCTTAGTTCGTTAAGTGTTCTTTTTTTTTGCATAATATATTTATTTAGTCCTTTTCCTTGAAACACCTTCCCTCAAAGATGAGTGTGAACAGTATATAGTTACTGCAATGTAATAATTTATTCTCTTGAATCATTAAAACTATTGACAGTTTCTTTTAGATCATTCAGTATAGCAAATGTTTCTTCTACTGTAATTTTTGAGGTTTCTAATTGTAATTCCTCTAGTAAGTTTTTAAGTAAAATTATTTTTCTTGCGTATTCCATTTGTCCATTATTTGCTCGTTAGTACTATCATCTATATAATATATATAATCATTGATTTGTATGTATACTGCCTCTTTTGATATCATTTCTATTTTCATTGTTTTAAAATTTATAAGTTATTCCTATAGCTACAAAGAATCCTCCGGTTGCTATTGCTAATGTATTGGGGTTAAAGTCAAACTGTGGTGCGTGAGGATGTCTTATCATATAAGTAGTTCCAGCAGTCATTAAACTTAACCCTCCTATTATTGCTAATTTTTTCATTTTTAATTTATTTAATTTATTGATTTACTTGGTTCTGTATTTTAATATTTCTATACATAATTCGTGAGGGATTTTACTTCTTTCATAATTTCCTTTCATTCCTTGAGTACCTGTCTGCGAACCTCTAGGTGCTGAAACGTGGCAGGGCATACCATTTTTACACATTGGTCTGGGTTTCCAATTTAAATTGTTAGTCCATATGTCAGTTGGTTTCATTCTAGTATCTCCATACTGACAATACGTGACTGTGTTTTTATAAAGTCCATCCACTACACTTAATTTTCTTAATTTACCTCTTGGATTTTCCATATACCAAATTAAGTTAGGGTTGATACTTTTAAATACATTTATTATATATAAAGTTGCACTCACTATTTCTACTCCAAACATTGCGTTATCGCTTTTCGGTGTGTTGTCCTTATTCCAATGTTTCCCAATACTAGCTACACTAAAATAAGTACAAGGTGGACTTGCCCATATAATATCAGGAACAAAAGGAACTTTATCTATATCAAAATCCCTAATGTCTGTAACATAGTCTATACCTTGAAAATCATTAATGTCTGAAGAATAAACTTCATAACCTAACTCTTCACAAGCCTTGCCTACACTACGTGAGCCTGCAAATAATTCTAACACTTTCATTCTTTATTTTTTTTTACCCATTCTAAAACTAACTCGTTTAAATTTTCTTTTATTTGTTCTAACCTATAGTTTTGACTTGGTGTTATATCTCCATATTCTAAATTAACTTCTTCAGATACTGAGTCAAAAATAAATTCTACTTGAACATCTGTTATTTGTTCTATTATTTCTTTCATAATTTTTCTTTTAGTTCGTTTATTTTATTTAATTTTCACTTGGTTCTGTGTGTTCTCCACACTCGGTGCATATGTCAAACCATTTGATTTCTGCACCACAACATTCCGATTCTTCCATTATAAGTGTTTTAAGTGTTCGTTGTACTTTAGTAACCAATGTCTTTTAAGTTGACTTATGTCTCCTTTATGTATGGCATCCATACATATTTCAGACCTTAACTCGGTTACTCTTTTTTCGACATGTCTTTTATGTCTTAAACATCTTGCTTTGTATTTAAAATATTTCATCTGTTTCCTATTTTGTTTTATTGTCTGCATAATTACAAGCATACTCATCCCAATTAGGTTTGTTGTGTTCTATGTAATCAGCATATAGTTTATACCACTCTATGTCTTTTTTAAGTCTGTCTATTCTCTGTTGTTGTATTGTCTTCATTCTCTATTTTTTTAATTGTTTATAATTCTGCCTCAAATCTACATTCATTAAGATATTTGTTTTTGTCGAAGAATTTTTTTAATTGCATCCCTATCTCATAATCTGCATACTCTGACAAATCTTCATCACTTACCCCATACTGTTCTTTTATTTTATGATTGAAGCCATTTTTTTCGTTGAACATTTTTTCTACTTTATCAATGTGTCCTTTGTGTTTTATACTGTCTAACTCTGCACATATTTCTGCATAACTATCTCTGTAAACTACATAATCTACGTATCCTGAATTTTCTTCGACTGCACCAAATCTTTCGTGTGCATCGCTATTTTGAACGGCAAACATAAACTTACCTTCAACATCTCCGTTATAATATCTTCCCATAATTTCTATTTGTTTTTATTGTATTGGTTAATAAATTCTATTACCGCTCGGTACGTAGGTTTTCTATCAGCAACTTGAAGGTGGTGCATTATATCATCCATGTCGCCATCTTCAGCTACATCAAAACATTTATGTATTACAGGTATCAGCCAATCCCAAGAGGTGTGGTATTTAGGTGTGACATACTCGCCCATCTCTTGATAGTCTTCCATACCCATAAATTCTGCTATTAGTTTATTATCTTTCATAATTTCTATTTGTTTATTGTTTTACAATCATTACATTCATCTACATCAGTTTCAAAATTGTAGGTATACTCATTACAATTAATTCCACACGAGCCACATATATATTTGTCTGTAAATTCTGCTATTAGTTTATTCTCTTTCATAATCCTAAGTTTAGTTTATAATCATTAGCTACTTTCTTAAGTAGTATTTCTGTGTAGTACTTTTTATCTGTTGTCATTTCCTCAACAAATCCTTGTACGTGCAAGTATTCTATAGCCTTTATACAATCCTCTTTTGTTACTTTATTTATCATTATATTTTATCTTTCGTTAATTAATAAGTCTGCTAAATCATCTAATTTATATTCGTTATACTCGTACTCTGTGACTACATCACATGAGTGTGAACAACTGTTGCATATATAGTCCTCGTTTGTTTCTGTATATTCAAATCCGCAACAATTAGATATGTCCTCAAAATAATCTGGCGTTGCTAGTTTATAATTATCATAATTCATTTGAATAAGTTTTAATTTTTAATTCATCGGCTTTAAGTCTGAAGAAATATTGTTCATCCGTTATCTTTCCATTGAGCCAAAGTTTACGTAAATTTTCGGTGTCGTTATTTTGTTGTTTCATAATTTATATTTTATTTCATTCTTAATTAGTATTTCTTTTTTAAACCATCTTTCAAGTTCCAAGAGTTGATTCATTGTAAAACCGTTTAATCTGTTTTTTGAATAGTGCATTTTCGCCACCTCTTTATTAAATATTTTTCTACTGAGATGTTGCACGTCTTTAATTATATTTTCTAGTTCCATTATATTAATTGTTTTTTAATACTGTTTATTTCTTTTAACTCAATGTTATGGCAACCGACTTTTAAAAGTCCGTTAAATGCATCAACAATGTATTTATTGTCGATTCTTGCGCCAACTATTTTTTTAAGGTCGATTAATTTCAATAATCTTTTGCCCTCCTCAATAGGTATCTTTACACCTTGTGAAGTTTCAATTATATTGTTGGCTTTGTCTATTCTTAGAAAGTCTTTCCCGCTTTGATTACTTAAGTATCTTGTTTCAAATGTTCGCCACTTTTTTAATTTCTTTTTAACCTCTTTTAATTTCTTTTCTTTGTCTTTTCTAGTTTGTTCTTTTACAACCTCTATTAAATTTTCTGCATTCTCTGTGAAGTCCTTATAGAGTTTAACTATTTGCCTATGTTCTTTGCTCTTTTTTGGTTTTTTATAATCTACATATTCAAAGTAATTTTTAAATAAATTGTTTATTGTTGTTGTATAATAATCGGCCTTTAATCGAGTTCTAGAAAGTAATTTAAAAAGGTTCTTTAATTCATTTATAACAATCTCAGGTTCTATCTCAGTTTTAAAAAATTGTCTTTTGTCCCTTGTTGCGTTGGTTAATAAACTTATATGCTTTGCTGTTGACACGCTATAACCTCTATTATTAATTATAATTGTGTCTTTATCTATGAATTCCCCTAACAAATAGTGCGAACCATAAGAATAAATTTTATTATCTGTGAAGTACATTGATCCGTTCGAGGTTCGCCCATTGGGTTGTTCTTGCAAATTAAATGCGTGTACTATTTCCGAGTTTGTGAATACTGTTTTCATAATTTTATTTTTTAGTTTTTATTATTTTAATTTATAGCCAATATTTTGTATTTTCTAAACTGTTAGAGATGCACCAATTATTATACTGTTTCTCTGTAATAAGTCCGTTTTTACAAAAATCATCTGTTGCGTTGTTGTATGTTTCACGTCTTGCGATTTTGTCGGGTATTCCGTCCGTCTCATATTTTCTCGCAATAATTGGTAAAATTTCGTTTTTAAAATACTTGTTAAATTCTGATTGTGTCATAATATTTTTTTTTGTTTTTATTTTAATTTAGTTTTATTTATTTAGGTACTTTAATCCATAATCTTGTTTTGCCTTTTTCTTTTTCAGTATAACAACTACACCATCTAAAGTATTCATTTCTAAAAATTTTTGCTTTTTGCTTATTTTCAAAAGTTCCTAAATCTGTGTATTTATTTTTGTCCATAATTTAACTTAATTCTAATTCGTTACAAATCTCTAAGCCGTACCAATAGACCAAATGATTAACTAAAATTTCTGCGTTGTCATAAGTTGTTTGCAATTCTCCGAAATGCTCTTGTTCGAATTCTTGACATATTCCAACAGCTTCATAGGTGTCCAAGTCGTGTTTTTTTAGCCATTGTTCCGCCTGATAATATCCGATTATATAATAATCCTCATTGAATGCGTGGAAGTGTATTTCTTCGCTTGAATCTAAATATTCCAAAGTGTCGTTTAAATGTTCGGTTAATTCGGTTTTAATTGATTGTTTCATTTGTTTTTTAATTGGTTGTTTAAATCTGTTTTTAATATAGTTTTTTAGTTCTTCGCCTTTTAACTCTTTTGTATAATTGCTCATAATGTTATTTATTAGTTTATGTTTTATTTTAAATTATTATTATAGTTTGTTTCAATTTGTTTTAAATCTCTTTTTAAACAGTTTAAATCTATTCCACTTCTCAAGATTATATTGTTTTCTTTGCAATAACTATAGAGGCCTTGTCCATAATCCGCACTAATTATATTAAATTCCGTTAAGATTTTTTTGGCTTCTTGCTCATAGTATGAACCGTAACCATACTGCAAAGGCATTAAAAGTGTTTCCTCGGTTTTCATTCCGTAATTTATTGTAATAGTTCCGGCAAAATAGCTATTTCCGTTAAATTTGTCAAACCACTCCTTGGCGTTTACGTCTATTGTTTTTGTTTTCATAATGTTAATTAGTTAGTTTTATTTCTGTTATACATAATTTATTTTTATTGCAAAATTCTATCGCTTTCATTATTACGTCCATAGGTGCGTTAAATTTTTTTTCTAAATATTGCATTTTTTCAAGTAGTGTATAATTTTTCATAATGTTAGTTAGTTTTTTAATACAGTACAATAATATAAATTAAATATTAATTAAACAAGTGTTAAAACATATTTATTTAGTATTAAAGCACATTTGAAACATTATTTCGCTCCGATAGGTTTACACAGAATATAATTTTACTAAATAGCTTGTTAACAGTTTATTATATGGGCTTTTTGAGGGGCAATAAATAACATAAGGTAAAAGTTCGGCGGGGTTTAACCCCTTTGTTTAAAGTGCGTGAACTGTAAAACGAGGGAACGGGTACGGGCTGAGGGTGGGCAGTGAGTAAAGACAAACAACAATAAACAAACAGCACCAGCACAAATAATAAAAGTCAAAATAAATAGAAAAGTTTTTTTAAAAAGAACACCCCCCCCAACATTTTTTAAACGACTTTCTTTTTGCAACAACAACGCACACACAATATATAACCCACTGTCTACGATTATCTGATATTTTTTTTCGGGTTCGGTTTCAGAATAAATGACTATATTTGTACTATGAATGATGATTACACAATTAAAGATGGAAGGCTAATTAACAATGCACCGGACTCAGAGATGGGGCTTGTTAAAGCAGCTAGGTACAGAAAAATGATGAAGAGAGCTGATAAAGTTCGAATGATCGCTGAAGGTAATGAACTAGCTAATGCCAACATAAACTTATTTAAAAAACTCTAACGTTTTCTTTCTCCATAATTCTCGTTCTCTACATGGATAAAAAGGGAGTGTTGCCAACTAGGTAGCACTCTTTTTTTTTTGGTTATAATTGAAGATACACTTTCGTTCCCAAGATTAATTTTCACATTGTAATTCACAACATTATTGCGTCACAGAGTAACACTAATTGGTGTTGGTTTTGATGATAGTACAGTTTTGGTGCAGTATTTTACAAGTTTTTTATAACACGTTTTAAGGATTTAGGGAAAATTGATAAACGATTTAAACGTTTTAAAACGGATAAAATGGTGAAAAGGTGTTGGTTTTGACCCATTAGTGTTGGTTTAGTGTTACGAATTTTTTAAACTAACACTTTATATAAGTTGCTCTAACTGTTTGATTATCATATAGTTAATATACTACTAGTGTTATAATGTTACTTTTTAGGGGGGGGTAGGAGAAAAAAAAATAATAATATATATGTAAAAAAAATAAATCTGTATATAGGGCAAAAAACCAACACTGTAACACTACTAATAGTTTGGGTTAGCCCAAACCACCCCCAACAACCCAAACTTTATTTTATATTTTTTGCAGGTGAATTGTTTTTGTATATATTTGTTTGACTTTAATAAAATTTAATTTAATGATTGTAAAAGAGATTAGCTTTGAAGATGAGGCTAGAAAAAAACTAATAGGCGGTGTAAATAAAATCGCTGATGCTGTTAAGAGTACTTTAGGTGCTAGAGGTAGAACAGTTCTAATAGAATCCGAAAATCATATAGGTGGAGTAACAATTACTAAGGATGGTGTAACTGTTGCTAAAAGTATTGCACTAATGGATCCGACAGAAGACTTAGCTGTTAGAATAATTAGAGAAGCTGCTGAAAAAACTGCAACCGAAGCTGGTGATGGAACTACTACTGCTATTGTTTTGACACAAGCTATTATTGCAGAAGCTCAAAAAAGAATAAAGAAAGAAATGAATCTGACTGATATTATTAGAAATATGCAGGACACTACAGATTTTATTATTAAAGCACTTGACAAGAAAAAGAAAAAGATTACTGCTAAAAAATTAGTAGATGTAGCATCTATATCAGCAAACAATGATAAAGAGATAGGAAACATAATTGCTCAAGCTTACGATTTAGTAGGAATTAATGGAGTGGTTACTGTTGAGAATTCTGATGGTGGAGATACTTGGTTTTCTACAAGTGAAGGAATGAGACTGAAAAGAGGATATATGTCAAGGTATTTTATAACGGATCAAAAAACAGAAGAATGTATCCTTGAAAATCCTCATATACTAGTTCTAAATTCTACTGTAGAGAATATGTCATCTATTGAACATGTGCTAGCGGATGTATTACAAAACGGAAAGTCTCTTTTGATTATTGGAGATGTCGATGCCAAAGTAATGAATACACTTAATTTGAATAAAGTTAGAAATGGTTTGAAGGTTTGTGTAATTCAGCCACCAGAGTTTGGATGGAAGAAAGATCAGATGATGCAAGATATAGCTATTGCCACAGGAGCCACTTACTTTAGTGAAGATACCGGTGATAACTTTCAGTTGGTTAGATTAGAAGACCTGGGATCTGCCCGAAAGGTTATTATAGATAATGCAAACACTGTGATTGTAAGAAAAGAAGATGAACACTTAGAGTCTCAGCTCAATAATCACATGGAATCACTATGGGAAATGCACGAAACTTCTAAAGAACAAGAGTTTATTAAAAAAAGAATTGCTATGATATCTGGAAAGATTGGAGTGATTCACGTTGGAGCGAACTCAGATATTGAACAAAAAGAAAAGAAAGATAGAGTCGATGATGCAGTATGCGCCACAAGAGCAGCCCTTGAAGACGGAATATTGCCAGGCGGTGGCATAGCACTGAAAGAAATAGCGGATGACCTCGCAAAGCTCGGTGCTGGCGAAAGTCAAAGAGTTTCTATGGCTATTATGGAAAAAGCATTGAAGGCTCCGTTTTATCAGATTTTAACTAATGCTGGAATAGAAACTAAGTTGATAGAACCAAATCTAGACCCGGGAACAGGATACGATGTAAAGAATGATAAGTATGGCAATATGATTAAGTTAGGAATTATAGATCCATGTAAGGTTACTAAGAGTGCGGTAAGAAATGCTATTTCTATTGCTTCGACTATTTTAAGTACTAATGCTATTATAACTAACGTAAGAGAAAAATGAAAGCAGTAGGAAAATATGTTTTAGTAAAAGAAGTTAAGGAGTCTCACAAAAGTCAAGGGGGGTTGCTTCTAACTTCCAAAGATACAGTTGGAATGATGTACCGTAAAGGAGAAGTTGTTTCATTTGGATCAGGGCTCACTTATTTAAAAGAAGGAGATTATATTTATTACAATAAACTACAAACTCACGAAGTTAGAATTGGTGAGGATTTATATACTGTCGTTCAAGACAAGGATATTGTAGTAGTTCTGTAAAATAACTATCTTTGCTGTATGTCTAAGTTAAGTCGTACTGCAAGGTTTTACAGAAAAAACAAAGCTGCTAGAAAAAAGCACAACGATTACCAAAAAAAGTACAACAAAAAACCAGGGCAGGTAAAGCGAAGAGTTTTCGATAACAAAAAGAATCGAGAGTTTGGAACTTATGGCAATTATGATGGCAAGGATGTTTCTCATAAAGGAAATAGAATTGTCTTAGAAAAAGCTAGTAAAAACAGAGGAAGTAAATCTGCTACTGCTGGAGACAGAAGAGCAAGAGGTAAAAAAGGAAGCGGCAGAAAAAACAAAGGAAATACAGGAGGTAAATAATTATGTCAAAATTAGATAGAGAAAAAAGAAGAGCTAAAAGAAAAGCAAATAGAGCAGCTTACAAGGACTATCCAATGGGTAGTATCGAAAGAAAAGACGCTAAGCAAGAAGGAAAAACTGAAGATATATTTCAATCAACTGGACCATTTGCAAACATAAGAAGAAGAATTCTTAATAATAAAATGTCAAAAAGAAACTTATGACTAAAAAATTTAAACCTCACCCAATGTACAAAGACTGTAAAGTAAAAATGGCTTTTAAAAAAGAAGACCACGATAAACTTAAGAAAAAAGGATATGATCACAAAAAATCTAAAGATTGTAAGAAATAATGGC